CGGGACAAACGCTTTTAACGCCCGCTTTTTGGACCTGTATTGCTCCTGATTAGTTTGCAAAGTTAAGTCCTCCCATCCCCGATTGTATGCGCAACACGTTGTAGTTGGTCGCGAACATGTGGAGAGTGTTCAAATCAGCATGTCTCGTTTTAATCGCAACTTGCGCGTTGTCGATTCTGGAGAAGTTGCAGGTACCAGTTGGTTGGTGCTCTTCTGGCTTAAGCGCGAAGGAGTACGAATAGACACCTGGCATTGGGGAACCGGAGTGGTGGTTGTACGCTTGGACGGAGTTGAAGTAAACACCCTTTTGTTCCTTGAATCTGTCTTGACCGTTGAGAACCAACTTGAAGGTATCGAGCGCACCCGATTCAGATTCGTTAAATACAGTGGCACCATCAACAGATACAAGTGGCGCACCAAGCATGGATGGTGGGACATAGCAGTTAGAAATAGCTAAGGAGGCCAAGTTACTACTGCACGTCACGGAGCCGGTCGTAAAGTTCCACAAGTTAGCAGCCAAACCCGAACCAGAACCACCTTTGTCAACGCACCAAACCAATTCCTTGACTGGGTGGTTGTAAGACAATCTGATTTGCTTATCAGTGGCACCAACAGTGTCAGTACCAGTGTGTTGGACTTGTTCGATCAAATATTCGTGACCCTTTTGCGCGAATCGTCTGCGCTCTTCGGTGTCGAGGTAGATGTAGTTACCCCAAACCTTGAAGGAAGAACCGAAGTTGGTGGCAAAATCAGCGGCCAAGTCAAAGTCCAATCGAACTTCGTGGTATTGCAAGGCAATCAATGGCAAGGCCAATCCTGGGTTTCTGTTGAAGAAGAAGATGAGTGGCAAGAAGACCGATGCATGTCCGGACGCAACACCTCTGCAAGAAGTCATCTTACCCCAGCTCGCCTTCTTGGATTCATCCAAGTACAATTCAGAGTACAATCTCCACCACTTTTGGTAGTGCTTGTCGATTCTTTGGCCACCAATGGACAATTCAACGTCCTTGATAGCACGTTCCGCGGCCCAGGCATCAAGGTCTGGGACATCAAGAGCGGCTTCAGCCGTCAATTCAACGTACATGTCCGCGATCAAATCACCGTTTCTGGCGATAGTGACCGAAACTCTACCGGAGTTACCGGCGGTACCGTTAACAGTTTGTTCGATGTTTTCCATCGCAAAGTTGGTGTGGCGTTTGTAAACCGCCTGGAAGAAAGTGACTTTTGGGTTACCAGTCAAGTAGACGTCTTGGGCGCCGTAGGCGACGAGTTGCATGAGACCTCCGGCCATTGTGTGTGTTTTTGTACTATATACCAAGATTTTTTTTTGGGTTGAGACCCGCGAAAAAACACGGTTTGATTTTTCCTGGTATATAGAAATGACTGACCAAGAAGAAACACTTCTTGAACCAACTGAAGAAACAGAAAACTCAGAAATTGTTTCCGACGACGATGACCAAACCACAGTGAGTGGTGATCTTCCTGAAATAGAAGATACTCTCGAACTCACTGATAACGACGATGACTATTTCGAAGAAAATCCACTCATGGATATGGGTGCTCTTTTAAGCTCCGTACTCGCTACAGAGGAAGGTGATACCGTGTGTTCTGCACTGGTGAATATTTCCAGACAGATCGAAGTTCAAAATAAAATTTTAATAAAGATGTTATCTCAACTCCAAAAAAAGGCTTAGAAAAATAAGACTACTACTTGATAAGAAATGAAGACTGAGGACGTTCATTGTATCACCGAAAATACTAACATAGACGAACTCGTGTTTACCGTTACAAAAAAAATCATAGAAGATTCTCGTCAGGAAGAGCTTCTGAATTACATTCGTATTTACGAAGAGTATTATAGAATCAACGAACCACCTGGTCTCGAAGAACCTTTACAAATCGCGTATAGGGTTTATTACGAGAAAAGTGAACTCGATGAAAATGGTAAACCAAAACGTTACGATACCAGAGATATAAGGGAATCTTATGATTCCAAACGATCTTTAGTATCGGTAATGTATCACCGTGCTAGTACTTTGGGTATTCTCGACATGGAAGATGACGAATCCGACTGTAAAATATCGAGACGTTTGAAACGAATCTTTGATCAAATGGAAGACTTTTTCCAAATCTTGTTCAGACACGCTAGAATGTACGATCGTTCTATAAACCCAACAGCTGAATCTGAAGGTGACCCAACTTTTTACATGGGTTCAACACCGGATGCCATTGAAGAGCTCGAAACGTTCCAAAAAGTACTCATACAAATACTAAAAGACTTGTATGAGAGTAATATTCGTAAGTATAAGGGGTACTGTTGTCAACAAATCAAAACACCCGATGGTTACGATACACGTGCATGGAAACAGACTGTGACCATAAAAGAATACGTGCACCGAGTAGCACCGAAAGAATCGAACTACGACCTATGGAAAGATTTAACGTCTAAAGGTACGGCAACACTAAACCAGCTCATAAGGTATCTCGGAGACTGTTACGATATGCAATTTCCAGAAATACAAAAGAACAGACACTTATTTTCTTTCAGAAACGGTTTGTTTTTGGCTAAAGTTTGGTCTGATAAAACAGGTCTTTACCAATCTGAATTTTATCCGTATGATTCAAAAGAAGCTAAAAATCTCGATCCAAGAGAAGTAAGTTCTAAATACTTTGATACTGATTTTGAAGATTACCACCATTTAGAAGACTGGTACAATATACCGACACCTAACTTCGATAAAGTTTTGAAATCACAGAATTTCGAAGAAGAAGTGTGTAAATGGATGTACGTTATGATTGGGAGACTTTGTTTTGAATTGAATGATATAGACAAGTGGCAAATCATACCATTCTTAAAAGGTATTGCTCGTTCCGGTAAATCTACTATTATCACCAAAGTCATCAAAAAGTTTTACGAGCAAGACGACATAAGAACACTCTCTAATAATATTGAAACCAAATTCGGTTTATCTTCTATTTGCGATGGTCACATGTTCATCGCACCAGAAATCAAAGGTGATTTGCGTCTCGAACAAGCTGAATTTCAATCCATCGTTTCTGGTGAAGACGTGTCTATTGCAGTGAAAGGTGAGAAAGCTAAAAATATAACCTGGAACATACCTGGTATTCTAGGAGGTAACGAAATACCAAACTGGAAAGATAATTCGGGTAGTATTCTGAGACGTTTATTAACGTGGGATTTCAAAAAGCAAATCAAAGATAAGGACACCGATCCACTTCTCGAGAAAAAGCTCGAACTTGAATTACCCATAATATTACAAAAATGTATCAGAGGATACCTGGAATACGCACAAAAGTATCAAAGTGACGATATTTGGAATGTCGTACCGCGTTATTTCGAAGAAGTCAGAAAGCAAGTTGCACAAAATACGAATCAACTCGAACACTATTTGCAGTCCGACGATGTCGTCATCGACGAAACAAAGATGGTACCTTTGAAAATATTCAAACAGGCGTTCAATACACACTGTTTGGCAAACAACATGTCTAAACCAAGATTTACACAGGATTTCTATATTGGACCGTTTAGTTCGAGAGACATTAAAGTCCGAAGAGTACCAGAAATGTTATACGGTAACGAGCCTAAACCGAGAAGAGACGAAGATTTCGTAATTGGTGTAGATATAAGAAAAGATGAGATAGAGCTTGGGTACTCGTAAAATCAAATCTCAGTATAGTATAACATGGATCCGAGACAATTCGTCAGAAACTCGAACGTCCAAATAGAAAGACAGGGTGATGCTATACCAGATACATTTCCATCAGGTCAACCTGGTCAATTAAAAATTGGACTTTTCAAACCAGGTATGTATAACGTTCTCGTAAACGATAAATTTACAAAGGGAGAACAACGCGTAGATCTAGTATACATACTTAAACAAAGACCACAAGGTCACGCTCAAATTGCACCAGGTTTAAGTATTGACTTAAGCGAATTAAAAGGTATTTACGGTAGATTTCAAACGGGTGTAGTACACACGAGAAATTTTGGTATGAGAGGTAACTTAAATTTGAAGTTCTCGTCTGCGCAATTTTCAGGGTACATGACCGATGGAATATCTAGAAAAAATTTCAGTTTTAACATATACTCTAATGGTAAAATTCGTTTCTCGGGTGGTTTTCTAGGAAGTAAAAATTTAAAAAGACAGCCAGAAGCTCTCCGAAAATACATAATCGATACATACACTAAAAAAGAAAGTTTCCTATACAACGATATAGAATATAATAATATAGCCGGATCGTTTAATACGAACGTTAATTTTAAACTCGCTTTAATAGCACAAAGAAACCCTTTAAGTGCAGAAAGAATATCTTATGAAACTGAAATTGCTTTACCGCACGTGTACATGACTTATAAAGAACACAATTATATATTATCTTCTAAAACCGATAAACTCGGCTCCGGTGTAGTCCAAATTCAAGGTGAAAAGGATCCAGAACTTTTGGAAAGAGCCTACAATATAGGCGTAGAAGCTGTTAAAGAACTTCATAGACTCGGGTATACAGGTGGTTTAGTAAACAGAAATGTAAACGTGGTACAACCCATGCCCATACTTAAAGAAGCTTTTGCTTCGACGTGCCCAAAACAAAGAAGACCACCGTGCCAAACTGGTTATGAACCCAGAAAAAATCCACAGGGATACGATTGTTGTTATAAAATACCAAAACGCAAACCAGTTAATAAAAAAACAAGTGTTAAAACGAAAAACACAAAAATAACGTACGATAAAAATGGTATAATGAAAATAGGAGGTAGAAAATGCGAAAGACTTACCAAGCCAGTTTTATTGGAAGTTGCTAAAAAACTCGGTGTAGTCGGATTAAAACAACGTAACAAAAAAGAAGACATATGCAAAGCACTCGATAAAATTGAAAAAGGTGATTCGTCGTTTAAAATAGACGGTAAACTTTGTAGAGGACTCAAAAAAGAACAACTTATAACGATCGCCATATCAAAAAATATATCGGTAAGTGAACAAGATACGGTAAAAACACTCTGCGAAAAACTCGAAAATAATTCTAAAAAAGTAAATTCGCCAAATTCGCCAAATTCTCTCGCGAGTGAGATGGAAAAATTTTTACTAAACAAACAGAAATCGCCTATAAGAAGAAAGAGAAGAATTAACGACGCTAGTATCAAAAACGATATAATCAAACTTTATGGAAAAAGGTGGTTGACTCAATACAGTGATTTTATGGATATAAATAAAGACGTGAAAGACGTAAAAAATAAGATAAATTCTTTAAAAAACAGAAAAGGTTACGCTACAAAAAATGGTATTTTGAAAAAGACTGTAGCCGACGAAATAAAAAGAAACATGGTTAAAAATTGGAAACTTAATCGCGAAACGAACTTTAAAAGAAAAGTCATAGAAAAACAGGCAAACAAAATGTACGGTAAGTTTGGTAAAAACATTGTAAACGGCGTTGTTCGTTTTGTTACTTCTCTCGATAAACCTATACCTCTTAATGATAATAGAGTTATAGGGTATATTCAAACAAGACGTGAACTCAACCAAAAACCACCATTACCTCTCAATAAAAAAAGAGTCATACCAAAAAAACCGAGTTTAAAAAGAGTACAAATTAGAAAGAAAAAATCACCGGTTAAAAAAAGGTTAAATTTTAGTTCGAACTCAAACTCGAACTCGAACTCAAACTCAAATAATAATAAAAAATTGAAAAATTTATACAACAATTTTGAAGCACAAATGTTAAAGAATAAAAGCAAAAAGTAAATAGATGGAAAATCCTAGAAATTTATTATTATACCGCATCCGACAAAATAAGAATGAGTGTGATTTAGACACTTACGAAAAAGTATACGAAAAACATATTTTGTCGTCTGTTATAGATAGTATATTTTATACTATTTGTGATTACATTACTAAAACAAGAAAAAGTAGTAGTTATAAAATGGGTAATCTAGAAATAGAGTACTACATGTCTGAAGAATTTTACGAATCAGATGATCCTAGGAAATACATGCTAGAAAATCGCGAAATAGACGATATGTTTTTAATCATGTACGTTTACGATAATTTTAATAGAATGGAATCTAGTGTGCATAGAAGAATGATGTTATACTTTATGAACATGATATACTTCTATTTATGATCTTCTCTGGTTCAGCAATTTGTTTAAGGTGTTTTGTATGGTACGAAAAATCGTACCCCCTAAACTGTCTTTTTATTTCGTCCGACAGGGCAAACGCTTCTAACTTTCTCGAGGTTTGTGAACATACAGATTTTCTTTCTAAATTTAAAAACCTATCTTCCATCATTACAAATTCTTTTAAGGACTCTTCTGGTAATCCATCCGTTTTCATGCGTTTATACATTTTTTCAGATTCACCTTGTGATATGTAAAAATAATTAGCTTTGTACCCTAAAACAGATACGTTTTTATCGTAATCTACATAAAGCACTAAAACTAAAAAACATAACAGTAGTATCCAATTTAGCATATATAAGTATTCAAGATATTAAATAAATCCTTGATTTTGTGAATGATATTATAAAGTGTATCTTTATCACCGACTTTTCTAGGATCAATTATTTCAAATTCAATTTGGTAAACAGTCGATTCTTCCGAGTCCATATCTTCCACAGTTCCAGTACACACGGTCATATCAATCGATAAATTTTTTCTGACGAAAGAAGTTCTATGTTTTATCTTTTTACTAGAAAAAGTAGAATTTCCGTCGTCTTCTATTGGCGTTTCTTTAGAAATACCAAAACGAATATCGTAAGGAACTTCACCGGACTGTTTAAAGTCTTCTTTGTGTAGATTTTCTTTTTTAACGATAACTTCGTCACCTGTACCTTCATTTATAGTCAACCTTGTTTTGTCTTCGGAACGAAAGTATACTTCGAAAGTTCCTGAGTTAATACTTTCCCACCCATTATACTTATATAAACCGTCTAATATAGACTTATAGTTCTTCTCACCGACGTTTGTATCAAAAAAGTTACCATTGAATTTTCCGAGTCTAAACTCCATTTCAATGTGCTCTTCATTTTGGTACTTTTCGAGCAATGGTTTAACAATATCACAGATTTCGTGCGTATTCATTTTGTCTTACTTTTAATTATCGCGTCTTCTTCTTAAGCCTTTTTTATCGCCTATTTTTATATGCATGGTTTTTCAAATATAGGAAACACGTGCTATTTTAATTCTGCTATACAAATTCTACTAAACACCTACGAAATATCCAGGCACATTTTAGAAAATAAATATACAGGGAAATGCGGTTTTACTTTAGCATACGAACACCTAGTTCACATATATTTTAAAACTAGAGAAACGAAAGTTTTTACAATAGGACCAATTTTAAACGAGTTTGTTAAAGTGTTTCCGAGATTTAAAATAGGCGAACCACACGATGCACAAGATGCTCTTTTTTGTATAATAGACACTTTGGAAAAAGGGTACCCTTATATAAAAAAGATTGTATACGGAGAAACTACACAAATAACAATATCACCAGTAGGTAAAAATACAACTAAAAACCCTTTTTGTATTCACATTTTAAACATGGATCGTGATATAAAAAATGTAAAAAAAATGATAGAAGAAAGTCACAAATGGAACACTATAGAAGATTACGTGGATGACGAAGGTAAAAAGCATAATGTGGCGACTACTAGAAACATATTTTCAGTTTACCCGAAAACATTAATTGTTTCTTTCGATAAAAAAAGTTTTGTAGAGATAGATGAAAATCTCAATCTCAACAATCACGAATACGAATTAAAGTCTAGTATAGTGCATAAAGGTATACAATTTGGTGGCCATTACATGTCTATTACAAAATTTAACGATGATTGGATTATACAAGACGACGATAAGTTAGGGAAATTACACGAATTTCCTAAACGGGACAATCACTTTGTTTTGGTATATAATCTAAAAATTCCTTCATCTGAATGTTCTCCTTAATGTTTACGAGCGTTCTATAAAACGTTCTTCTGTTATTCGGGTGTGTTTTATCATCTCTCTTTTTTAACGGTTTCCACCAGTACGGACCATCTTCCCAAGTCACGTACATACACTCAACAATATCCCCATTTTTTAACCAATTGTATTCACGAGTCCGCTCTTCTGGTATAGACGATTCAAATATTAATTTGCCTTTTTCTTGAATATATAATCTCCATACGGGTACACCGGGTGCACACCCAGGTGTTTCAAAAGTTGGACTCTTTTTAACCAAAAAGTCTATAGTATTCTTAACCTTTGGTTTCCATTTAAACATAGTTTCGTGTGTACCAATACGAATAGGTTCATTTATGGGTGTAAAAATAAGACCATCGATCTCTTGTTTTATTTTGGGTAAATACTTGTACAGGAAATCTTCGAAATCATTGTATAAGTGAAACTTTTTTACACAAAGTTTCAATGAATCACTATTTAAAACGAGTGCTTTTTTTACAACTTTTTCACACTCGTCCAAGCGTTCCAATAAATTTTTGTTACCAACAACTTCACCGCACGATGTTAAACAATCGTATATCATGAATTCGTTGCCATAAAGTTCACCCTCGAGTATAGTACCTTTAAAAACTGCTTGTCTGAAATTTAAAGGACAAACAAACATTTCAAGTGCTCGGTTCACAAAAAAACATAATCTTTGCGAACCACACTGTAAAATTAACATCATATATCTCGTCCCATCCGTCTTTTCACAAACGACGTAATCGTTTTTTTGTAAAAGAGGAAAGTGTTTTCTCTCTATAGAAACGGGTTGAGAACCTGGAAACCTTCCCTTAACACCCCATGATGTTTCTATATAGTTTAACGCGTATTTGTAAAGAGGATCATCCTTCTTTACAAACACTCGGTTCATTTCTGTTTTATTTGTATTTTCAAATCTTTAATTGGTTTTAACACCTGCCGCGTTTAGAATATTACTTATACATTCGTGACTATAAGTCATGACTAACTTAGATGCTGTATACGCATGAATTTTGACACCTGATTCTTGTAATTTTGAAAACATGGTTTTCATTCTAGGGTGAATTTTAAACGAACCATTTTTTCTGTCTTTTAAATTTTTCATTACATTTTTATTCATCATTACCCAAGATTTAGCCGCAGTTTCTTTTACTGTGTATATATCATCCGCAACTTTACTACCAACTTCGGTATCAAAATGTAAACCCATCTGTTCCACGGGTTCTTTAGACTCACTTTTTACCTTTTTCTTAAACATTTCCCAATCTATACCTTCAGTAACCCCTGGAAATACGAGACAACCTATTGCTTCGTGCTTATCAAAAACTCTATCGAGTGATTCATCATCGACGCTTATACCAAAATCAACGAAAAAAATACGATCGTGTGTTTTCATGTACTTATATATCATTTCAGCTTTTTCATAAGGATCGTCATCTACAAAAACAACTTCGTTTTCTATGTTTTGTCTTTGCATACATTTCAAATTGAAACGAAGTATAGTATGAAGAGTTTTTACATGACAAGATTTACTACGAGTTACAAGTATAGATGCAATTTTCATATTTTATTTATTACATAACGTTTCTAAACCTTAAGCCTATCTTTTAAACAACCCGTGAATGGTAAATTTCCTACGTGTCCCAATGTTGTATTACAATCGGCATAAATTTTACCACCAATTTGTTGCCATCTTCTACAGAATGCGTAATCTTCGGAGAGATACCTTCTATTATCTGGGTCTATCATACAATCGAACAAAGCGCAATAATCGTCAAAATCGCGATTTTGGTGATCGTTTTTACAATCCAAGTCCTTATAGTGTTCTTGCATTTTTTCAATAGCTTTACGAGTAATCATCATAAAACCAGTGGGTCCATCCAAAACTTCAACAAACCCATTCTCTACAGTTCTATGTATAGCACCTATATTTGCAACCAAACTTGATGAAAGCATAGCCAAATTCCTTTCGTCACCAGCTTCTATAGCGGCCTTCGCTTGATCCCACATAACAACTTTCTTTGGGTAAATAGCCACAGAAACGTCGTGACCGGAACGAATAAGTCTTACTACAGAGTTAGGATCAAAATCAACATCCGCATCTATAAACATGAAATAATCAGCATCTGTTTTTTGCATAAACCTACCAATAGCTACATTACGCGCTCTGTGAACTAAACTTTCGTTTTCAGTCGTATCTATCATAAGCTGAATACCTTCTCTTATGAGAGCCAACTGAAGTTTGATTATACCAATCATATACTTTTCCAAACATAGTCCCCCATAACACGGTGTGCTTAAAAATAGTTTAATCATAATAAAATTATTTGAACTCATTCCTCTAAGTATTTTTTTATAATATTTTCAATTTTGTTTATAGTTGGTATAGAAACACTACACTTTTCGCATATTTCATTTTTAGAGTATTTTTTATTTGCAACTATATAAATAACTACAGATGCAACACTGTTTGGTGTCTTACTCATGAGTTCAGAACAGTTTTCTAGGTTCGAAGACAGTTTAGTACACTCTTTTTTCTCTTCGCGTGTGAGTTCGAAATTATTAAGTAACCTGTTTAATACATCTCTCGGTAAAGTCGTATAATTTTTAGTGGTTTTTCCTAAAAGAGTTTCCTTAAATATTTGCGTCGTCCTACTCAAATCTTTTGGGTGTATTGAAAACATGTCGGCGATTTCCTTTGTCGTTCTCGGTATTTTAGACATGCGACACGCATACAAAACACAGTTTGCTTTGATACCCGTTCTTACTGCACCCCTCGTAAGTTTACTCTCGTTAAATTTCTTATACATCATTTTTGCATCTTTTAAAACTGAATCCGGTAAAGTATGACATGCTTCGTCTATATCCTTATAAGCATGGAAAAGAGAACGATCCTTGTGATTCATAGATTGGTGAAAATTAATCTTAGCCATCCTTTTGTTTTCATAAGAAGAACCACGTTGTGTAGATATAATAGTTCCCTTTCCCCATGATTGTGAAAAGAGTTCCGGGTTTGCGTTAGGGTTACTGCACCTGGATGGATCGTTTACTTTACCATCGTCCGATATACCACTCGTCCATTCCGGTGTTTCATCTATGAACATATCATCTATGATACCACATTCAGGACACGTCGGTAAACCTTCCCTTGTAATTACTTTTGGAATCTTACATTTTATACACAATTTGTTATCTGTTGACTTTTTTTCTATAGTTTTATTTTTTAACAAATGATCCACCTGGGACCATATACTAGCAGCCAATTCTTCCATTATATTTAAAAATTAATATTTGAAAAATGTTATTTCGCACTTAGGTTAAGATCATCTGCCTGGTATTTCGCACGAATTTCTAAGTCATCGACCATTTGTTTAAATTTAACGGACCCTGGACTTGTTGGTTTCCATTCATTCCACTCTTTATCTATCATGGCGTGATTAGAAGGTGGTATAACAATACCGTCTACTTCATTGTCCGGTACTATAAAATCGTCGAGATCGCTTCCTTCGTCGTCAGATTCGTCTATTATATCACTATCTTCTTCGGAATCTATATCGTCTATTACGGCATAAAGGTTTTCCTTCACATTTTTTAAGATGTCACACGATTGATAGTGTTCGCATAGATTATCATTCTGTACAAGTTCCTCTTTATCTTCAAGTTCATAAAGAGGTGCACTTTTATATACTAAAGACGTTTCGGAATAATACGATACGACTAAATAGTCACCGTTATTTTCCTTTACTTTAGCGTACATTTCATCTTCTGTATCATCTTCTATATTTACTAAAACTCTTACAATTTCTCCAGGCTGTATATCTGAAAAATTTATCATATCTAAAGTTTTCAGACAAAAATATTTACAAGTATTAGCACACATGGGAATCGAAATTTTATCAAAAGATGGATGTAAATATTGTGACTTTACGGTTGATTTATGTAAAGAATATGGATTGGACTATAAAAAAAGTATGGTTGATAAAAACGAACTTATAAAAAAGTGTGGTACACAAGTATCCACGTATCCACAAATCTTACTCGATGATAAACATATAGGTTCATATTTTGATTTCCAAGATTATCTCGAAAACGAAGCCGAACCAATGTTGTTACCTACACTCAATAGGTTTACAGTGTTTCCTATACAACATGAAAACTTGTGGGCTCTGTATAAGAAGGCACAGATGTCAAATTGGACGGCTGAAGAAATAGACTTTTCCAAGGATATGGATGACTGGAATAGTTTAAGCGATAATGAAAAACATTTTATTAAATATATATTGGCTTTTTTTGCCGGTTCTGATGGTATAGTTTTTGAAAATTTAAACAACAATTTTGCAAATGAAGTTCAATATACAGAGGCGAGGTCATTCTATGCATACCAAGAACATAACGAAATGGTTCACGGTGAAACGTATAGTAAACTCATAGATAAATACATTAAAAGTTCAAATGAAAAAAAGCAATTATTTGAAGCTATTCAAAGCATACCGTGTATAGAAAATAAAGCAAAATGGGCTATGAAATGGTTTGATCGAGATAGAACTTTCGCGGAAAGACTTTTCGCGTTTGCGTGTGTTGAAGGTATATTTTTTTCCGGAAGTTTTTGTGCTATATTCTGGTTAAAAAAGAGAGGTTTGTTACCGGGTTTGTGTTTTAGTAACGAACTTATAAGTAGAGATGAAGGTTTACACTTAGAATTCGCAATTGAATTATTTAAAATGTTAAAATATAAACCGGATAAAAGTGTAATTTACGAAATTGTAAAGGATGCAGTTTCTATTGAAAAATCTTTCATATTAGATGCACTTCCGTGTAGTCTTATCGGTATGAATTCAGATAAAATGTCTGAATACATAGAATATGTCGCAGATAGACTTTTGAAACAGAGTGGTCACGATAAAATCTGGAACACAAAAAATCCCTTTGATTTTATGGAGAATATATCACTCGATGGTAAAACAAACTTTTTCGAAAAACGCGTAGGTGATTACGGAAAAATGGACGAAGATTCAAACGATATTGATTTCGAGGAAGATTTTTAAGGCGTTATAACAACCTTTTTACCATCCGAACAAGAGCACGTCACGGCTTCACCAGTAGTTTCATATTCACCAACTGCTGGTAAATCCGTTTCCGTCGTCAGGTCCATAGAACCCAATTCTAAACCACTATCTATGAAAGCAAACTGTTCCTCTTCCATACCTGGTAAAGGTAATGGCATATCAACCATCGCTGGTGGTGCAGATGGACCTGGGGATGGACCTTCTACTTCTACTGGTTCTACTGGTTCTTCTGGAGATGGAGATGGTTCTTCAACTTCAAATTCTTCTCTCTTTATGTTCATCATACCCCACGTAACGAGAAGAAAAACAAGTGTGTGTAAGATCAAACCTTTCGAAGTTGGGCATCCTGTTGGACTCGAAACCCAAGAACCTAATATTTTTCGCATGAGTCTAAAAGTATCTGGATTTGCAATGATAAAAAATACGAGTGCTGACATGACGGAAATGAGAAACTTCTGTTCCTGTTTTTTTCCTTTACACCCACAACCACAATCTTT